GAAAATACAATGTTTAATGTATTAGAAAACCTTTTGATTTTGCACTGAGTTTTTCATTTAAGGTCAGTCAAATTTGCACCATCAAGATGCTCAGGAATTTGACCAACAATACCAAGAGTCCCTGCAACAGAAATATAAATATCGTCTTTATATATTCTATAGTTCTGAATTGCAGAAAAGGCCTCTTCCGGAACATATCTTAAATCGCTTGTATCTACGTATCCCTGTCTCATATCGATTACACGGATATATGGGTGATTCGTATGTGTATCGACTACATAATAACCTTTAGGTAACCTTTTACCGCTTTTTACATTTCCCACCTTTGGCTCAAGTTTTTCAACAGTCCACCCATCCGGGATTTCAAGCCCATATAATTCATCAAAGTCAGTGATCACCATTTGAATCCCATCCTTTCCAGATGAGACTTTACTTTTGTCTCATAATCAGCCGTATCCTTCTCAAGGTCTGGAAGTGTATCTTCATAACGATCAGAGAGCTCAACGATTCTATTTGTCAGGCGATGAGAAATCGCAGCGTAAAGATCCGCAATACCCGTGAAGATACTGTCAAACCACTTCTTGTTCACAAGCAGGTCAATAATCTCATCGTCTGTTAAAGCTTTGTATCTTGCTCGGCACTTTTCATCCAAAGCCTTACTCAGATCCTTTACGACTTTATTGTACTCGGACACCTTGCCGCAAAGCTCTAAAGCTTCCTTCAGCTGATTAACATCATCATGTAGGCTTTCCGGTACGCTTTCAACAGTCCGGATAATAAATAATCTAAGTGTTATCGAGGATTTCGTAACGGTTCCTTTTTCGGTCAGAGCGCTCTCGCAAAGAGGGTGCCCTACCAGATATGCCTGCAGACGCTTCTTCTGCATCGGAAGCTGATTCATCAGAAGTTCCAGCTCAATTGTCTCCTCGGTCTCAACATGTTTAGTGAGTTCCTCGATTTTTGCCTCTACATCCTTTACTTTTACCTTCCCGTTTTCAGCCACATCAGCGAGAGCAGATTCTTCGTCTGCGCTTTCGATCAGTTCTGCAAGCTGAGATTCGGTTTCCGCGACAACATTCTCCGCTTCTTCAATGGCGTTCTTTTCATCACGGAAAAAGGCATTGATCATGATGGTCTTCGGAATCAACCGGCCTTCCCAGCCGACCGTCTTCATCTCACCCTTGTTTTTACCCTGTGTGACTTCTTCCTCAATATCGTCGGTTTCTCTGGCATTGGCATATCCATCCGGCTCACTGATGATCAGGGAAACATCATCATTCATGACCTCATTCCAGTAGGCCAGCAGTACCTGATAAACATCATATTTGTCGATCAGTGTCAGGTGCTCAAATTCGGCAAGAATATCCTCAGCAAGGCTTACAATCAGCTCTCTTGCAGACACGTCTTCATCCAGTGTGGAAAGAGCCGAATATTCCTTTGCTTTCCACGTAGAAAAAGCCTCGTCGAGCTTCTCGCCGTAATCTGAGAACTCGGCGTTTTTATATATTGTCTGTCGGATATCCTCATGCTCCACATTCAGGCTGTAGTATTTCTCGCTGATTGCTGTCAGTAGTTCTGTCTTCAACGAAGGGAATACGCCCCAATACTTCTTCAGGCCATCGATATCAACTGCCGGAATGCCTCCATGAATGTGTGCGTAGATATCCTGAATATCCTCCGGATCAGTAGAATCAATGTACCGGGTGATGTTCAAGTTGTATTCGTTCTTTTTCTCTATTTCATCGTTTGGCACAAAACGAGCATATTTCGGATCAGTAGTGATCTGTTCATTAAAGGTCGTGATGATCCTATAAATATCGCGTTCGCGCAAACGATTCTTATTGCCGTCCTTTATATACCCACGGCTGGCATCGATCATAAAGATGCCCTGACGATTTGCGGCACCTTCTTTATCAATCACAAGAACACATGCAGCAATGCCGGTACCATAGAACAGGTTTGCAGGAAGGCTGATGATGCCCTTGATCCAGTGCTTTTTGATAATAGCTTCTCTGATGGTGGCCTCGGCATTTCCACGGAATAAAACACCGTGTGGAAGAATAACCGCAGCCTTACCATTGGACTTTAAGACTTTCAGGATATGCATGAGCCATGCATAATCTCCGTTCTTTTCCGGAGGCATGTCTCCATAACCTTCAAAACGGCCATATTCCTTACCGGCAATACCATCACGCCAGTTTTTCATAGAAAACGGCGGATTAGCTACTATGTAATCAAAACGTTCAAGTATGGAATTATCAGATTTGTCAAGATACTGCGGATTCGAGAACGTGTTACCGCTCTTGATAGTGATTTCAGCCTTTCGGTGCAGGACTGCATTCATCTTAGCAAGACCGGCTGTTGTGCTTTCCTTTTCCTGACCATAACCCATGATCGGGAACGGAGCCGCGTCGATAGCTCGAATTAATAGACTGCCACTGCCACAGGCTGGATCACATACCGTGGCACTGGAATCCGTGCAGCGACTGATACCCACCACATTTGCGAGGATTCTGGAGACCTCGGCAGGTGTATAGAATTGTCCCTTACTCTTTCCGCTTTCTGTGGCAAACTTGCGCATCAGGTATTCATAAGCGTCTCCGATAATATCATCGCCCTCTGCCTTGTTCTTAGAGAAGTCGAGTTCCGGGCGCTGGAAGATAGAGATAAGGTCGGTCAGCTTATCGACCATTTCCTTACCGTTTCCGAGTTTCTTCTCATCGTTAAAATGCGCAATATCAATAACACCCTTCAGGTCAGTATTCTCATCAGCAAGGCGGGCGATGATCTTATCCATGCCTTCACCAATATTTTTCTTTCCCTTAAGAGCAATAAAGTCGTCAAAGGAGCAGCCCGTCCTCTTCTCTGGATCGGGATCTTTATCATGTGCCTTGTCAAAGACCTTAATGTCCTCGTAGGCTCCCTTATTCTTAAATTTATCAGTGACATACTTCATGAACAGAAGCGTCAGGATATAGTCCTTGTATTCCGAGGAATCCATGCCTCCGCGAAGTTTGTCACAGCTCGCCCATAGCGATGCGTATAATTGTGTTTTCTTGACAGCCATATTTGCCTGCTCCTTGTCTAATGATTTTCGTTGTTTTTCTTATAAATCAGTCGGCGCTCTTACCGCTCTTCACCCATTCATCGAGTTCGGAGATTTTGAATTTCCACTGTTTCCCGATTTTTTGAGCAGGCAATCCTTCTTTACCGTTTCTGATCCAGCTGCGAAGTGTGACCGTCTTGATCCCTAAATATTCTGCAGCTTCATCTATGCTTATCCACTTGTCATTCATGATTTCTTCCATGCTCTCACCTCGTGATTCTGAATCTGCATATAGCTTAACTATTTTAGTATACTGCACAAATGTGAATTTTTCAATAGTTTTCTGTTATTTGATGATATTTATTTTTATTTCTACGTTCTCAAAAAGCCCACCGGACACTACCATGTCCGGTCTTTTTTTGCCAAATTTTCAAGGTTCAGAGATGCATCTGTCCTGTTTTTATACCCTGTTAACCAGCAAAAACGGACATGCCTGTGTCTGAGGTTTCAATCCTGAAAAATGGCATACTTTCTTTAGCACGTGGGAGCCATCTGCGCAGGGTGTTTCCGGTTCCACGTGACTACCTATGACAATCAAATACTGTACCGATCACCGGGAGTGAGGTGCAGCCGAAATGGAGTAATCCTTCGGTATGCCCTCACACCTGTGGTCTGGTTTTGCATGTCTGGAGCTCTCCATTTCGGCAAAAGCCGAAGGAGGGCTTTCATTATGCAAAACAAAAAAGAAAACCAGAGTAAAGCAGAAACCCGTCGAATCTACATCCGCAGCCAGCGTCGCTGGCAGGATGTACCCGAAGAAGTTTATCAGGAACATATCCGCTTCCATGACACCTACCGTCACAGAATGCAGGACCGTGGCCTCTGCTGCTGCCCTCGCAATAAGTGGTGGGTCTGCGATGCCGACTGTCTGACCTGCGAATACCGCAACGCTGACGTCATCGCTTCATTGGATGCGCCGATTGGCGAGGAAAATGATGACCTTGTTCTGATGGATACCATCGCTGATGAAAGCGTGGCCGTGTCTGAACTCGCTTCCGACCGTATTGTGTTGGAGCAGCTGTTCAAGCGCCTCGCTGACCTGATGCCGGAGGCCGAAAACATCGGCAAGCTGCGCATGCAGGGCCTGTCCGATGAAGCCATCGCCAAAGAAATCGGTATTCCTCGCACCACATTCCTGTCCCGTATCAAGGCAGCAAAGAAGCTGCTGGTTCAGGAATACCCGGACTTCTTTTAATAGGTAGACAAGCACTCTGGCCGCTGGCAAAACCGGCGGTCAGAAACTTTTTCAAAAAAAATTCTTTCTTCCCTTCGTCAAAAGCCATCTCTCATCTCCAAAAGGGAGTGTAAGGAGCAGAAAACAAGCTGCTCCACCACGAACAGGAGGTGAACGACATGACTCAGGCCCACAGCCGCACCGTGGATATCGAAGCCGAGGTGATTGAAATCCTCGTTGCTATCAGTCAGGTATCCGCACGAATGGCAAGAAATCTCAGCATACTTGCCGCAAGGCAATCCGAGGAAGGAGGAAAACATCATGAGCAAAATGAGCGAAATGGCTATGACCATCGAAGAGTTACGCAATGCTGCCACTGCTATTACTGATGCAGCCAACTATCTGGCGCAGCTGTTTTCCGGTGAGGAGACAGATGCACAGCCAGAAAATCCCGCACCGGTGCAGAAGCCTGCCCTCACTCTGGAACAGGTACGAGCTGTCTTAGCAGAAAAGTCCCGCGCTGGGCACACCGCTGCTATCCGTACCCTGCTTCAGAAGTATGGTGCCAGCAAGCTCTCCGGCATCGACCCTCAGCACTATGAGGCCCTGCTTCAGGAAGTGGAGGTGCTGTGATGCCGCCTAAAGGACATGCAATCCTCTCCGCATCCTCTTCGGAACGCTGGCTCCATTGTCCGCCTTCCGCAAGACTGTGCGAGACCTATGAGGATAAAGGTAGCGACTACGCTGCCGAAGGAACCGACGCCCACAGCCTTTGTGAGTACAAGCTCCGCAAGGCGCTGGGTATGGCAGTCAAAGACCCGACCGAACATCTCACTTGGTACAACGCCGAGATGGAGGACTGCGCCAACGGCTATGCTTCCTTCATTATGGAACAGGTGGAAGCTGCCAAGGAGACCTGCTCCGACCCGGTCGTCCTGATCGAACAGCGTGTGGACTTCTCCCGCTGGGTAGAACAGGGCTTCGGAACCGCCGACTGCATCATCATCGCTGACGGCACACTCCGCATCGTCGATTACAAGCACGGTCTTGGAGTTCTGGTCTCCTCGGAGGACAATCCCCAGATGAAGTGCTACGCCCTCGGTGCGCTGGAGCTGTTCGATGACATCTACGACATCGACCGTGTCAGCATGACCATCTACCAGCCTCGCCGCCAGAACGTCAGCACCTTCGAGCTGGAAAAGGATGCCCTGTATGCTTGGGCCGATGAAATCCTGAAGCCTACCGCTGAGCTGGCCTTCGCCGGTGATGGCAACTTCCTCTGCGGAGAATGGTGCGGCTTCTGTAAAGCCAAGCATGAATGCAGGGCCAGAGCGGAAGCAAACCTTCTTCTGGCACAGCACGACTTCAAGTTGCCGCCTCTGCTCACGGATTCGGAAATCGAAGTCATCCTCTCCCGTGTGGACGAGCTTGTAGCATGGGCCTCCGATATCAAGGAGTACGCTCTGCAGCAGGCAGTCAGCGGAAAGGAATGGCACGGCTTCAAGCTGGTCGAAGGCCGCTCGAACCGCAAGTACACAAACGAGACTGCTGTCATTCAGGCAGTCGAAGATGCAGGCTTTGACCCGTATGAGAAGAAGCTGCTCGGCATCACCGCGATGCAGAAGCTCCTCGGCAAGGCCCGCTTTGAAGAACTCCTTGCTGGCTTCATCGAAAAGCCGCAAGGCAAACCGACTCTCGTGCCGGAAGCCGATAAGCGTCCGGCAATGAACACCGCAAAATCAGATTTTATGGAGGACAACTAATATGAGTAAGAATGTAAAAATGAGCAATCCCATGAAGGTTATCACTGGCCTAGACACCCGTTGGAGCTATGCCAACGTCTGGGAGCCTAAGAGCATCAACGGCGGCGCACCTAAGTACAGCGTCAGCCTCATCATCCCTAAGTCCGATACCAAAACCATCGCTAAGGTCAAGGCTGCTATCGAGGCTGCCTACCATGAGGGCGAGTCCAAGCTGAAGGGCAACGGCAAGTCCGTACCTGCTCTCTCCGTCATCAAGACGCCTCTCCGCGACGGCGACCTTGAGAGACCGGACGATGCAGCCTATGCGAATGCCTACTTCATCAACGCCAATGCGACCTCTGCTCCCGGCATCGTGGATGCTGACCTGAATCCTATCCTGACCCGATCCGAGGTCTACTCCGGTGTGTATGGTCGTGCCAGCATCACCTTCTATGCCTTCAACAGCTCCGGCAACAAGGGCATCGCATGCGGCCTGAATAATCTGCAGAAGATCCGTGACGGTGAGCCTCTCGGCGGCAAGGCATCTGCTGAGTCCGACTTCGCAACGGACGAGGATGAGGATTTCCTCGACTAATCCCTGAACCAACCCACCACGCTGGCGGTGGAAACACTGCCGCCAGCACCATCTTATGAAAATACGAGGTAAACCATATGAACGATATGATTTCTATTGCAAACCAGATTGTCATCTATTCCGTGTGCTACTGCTTCTTCTTTATTATCTACGGGTACGCCTTCTACAACATCGGCAAGTTCATCGTGAGGATTCTCACTGCCGCTTACCGCATGGTGAAGGCAGACTGGAAGGCATGGCACCCGGATAAAAAGGACGACCAGTAAACCAAAGCAGGCGGCAGGGATTCGTTCTCTGCCGCTTGTGTTATTGAAAGGACTGATTCTATGAAAACACTCAGTATCGATATCGAGACCTACAGTGACCAGCCACTTCAAAAGACCGGTGTCTACCGTTACTGCGAGTCTCCTGAATTTGAAATCCTGCTCTTTGCCTATAGCGTGGACAATGCTCCCGTTCAGGTCGTCGACCTTGCCTGCGGCGAGAAGATTCCCGAAGAGGTGCTGTCCGCCTTGGAGGATGAGACTGTAATCAAATGGGCCTTTAACGCCTCCTTTGAACGTATCTGTCTTTCCCGCTTCCTCGGTTATCCGACCGGCCAGTATCTCGACCCTGAGAGCTGGCGCTGCTCCATGATTTGGTCTGCCACGATGGGACTGCCGCTTTCCTTGGAAGGTGTCGGTGCTGTCCTCGGTCTGGAAAAGCAGAAGCTCACAGAGGGTAAAGACCTCATCAAATACTTCTGCCAGCCCTGCGCTCCCACAAAGACCAATGGGCAGCGTACCAGAAATCGTCCCTTCCATGCACCGGACAAGTGGGCCGCCTTCAAGCGCTATAACGTCCGCGATGTCGAGACCGAGATGGGCATCCAGCAGAAGCTGCGTAAGTTCCCGGTGCCGGATACGGTCTGGGAGGAATATCACATCGATCAAGAGATAAATGACCGTGGTGTCCGACTGGATATGGAACTGGTGCATCAGGCCATTGAGATGGACACCCGCTCACGCAAGGAACTGACCGAGGCCATGAAGCACCTGACTGCTCTCGAAAATCCGAACTCTGTCCAGCAGATGAAGCAGTGGCTCTCCGACAAGGGTCTGGAGACCGAAAGTCTGGATAAGAAAGCTGTGGCCGAGCTTCTGAAGACTGCACCACCAGAACTCTGCGATGTCCTGACCCTCAGACAGCAGCTTGCCAAGTCCAGCGTCCGTAAATATCAGGCGATGGAAAAGACCGTCTGCGAGGATGGCCGTGCCCGTGGTATGTTCCAGTTCTATGGTGCCAATCGTACTGGCCGTTTCTCAGGCCGTAACATTCAGCTGCAAAATCTCCCTCAGAATCATCTCCCGGATTTAGCTGAGGCCCGTGCCCTCGTCCGGGTCGGGGACTTTCCCGGTGTGGAGCTTCTATATGAAGATGTGCCGGATACACTGTCCCAGCTCATTCGAACCGCATTCATCCCGCGTGAGGGCACACAGTTCTTGGTGGCGGACTTTTCTGCCATCGAGGCCCGCGTCATCGCATGGTTCGCAGATGAGCGCTGGCGACAGGAGGTCTTTGCCAATGGCGGCGACATCTACTGCGCAAGTGCATCGCAGATGTTCAAGGTACCGGTCAAAAAGCATGGCATCAATGGACATCTCCGCCAGAAAGGCAAAATCGCTGAATTGGCCCTCGGCTATGGCGGCTCCACTGGTGCGCTCAAGGCGATGGGCGCTATCGAGATGGGCCTCACCGAGGAGGAACTCCCTCCGCTGGTGGACGCATGGCGACAGGCAAACCCAAACATCGTCAAGTTCTGGTGGGATGTTGACCGAGCGGTCATGGAGGCCGTGAAGTATAAGCATACCACCACCGATTACGGTCTGACCTTCTCCTGCAGGAGCGGGATGCTGTTCATCACGCTGCCCTCTGGAAGAAAACTGGCCTATGTGAAACCGAAGGTAGGCACTAACAAGTTCGGCGGCGAATGTATCACCTATGAAGGTGTCGGCAGCACCAAGAAGTGGGAACGCCTCGATTCCTACGGGCCTAAGTTCGTCGAGAACATCGTTCAGGCCACAGCTCGCGACATCCTCTGCTACGCCATGCGCACTCTGCGCTGCTGTTCCATCGTGATGCACATCCACGATGAACTTGTCATCGAAGCTGACCCGAAGGTCTCTCTGGATGCTGTCTGTGAACAGATGGGCCGTACTCCACCTTGGGCGAAGGGTCTGCTGCTCCGTGCAGATGGCTATGCCACACCTTTTTATAAAAAAGATTAAAATCCTTCGTCAAACGCAGGCGTTCACCTCCATTGGGAAGTAGAGGTGGACGCCTTTTTTAGTCTGCCCGGAAAGGAGGAATCGTGCAATGAGTGTCAGCAAGTACAACAGCGAGGGCTATTACGACCCAACAGCCTACGGCGCTATGCAGACCATCGAACAGGAGCAGCGCTCCCTTCGTGCTTTCAGGCCTATCGTTTATATCTGTTCTCCCTATGCAGGAGACATCGAAGAGAACGTGGCCGCTGCCAGACGATATTGCCGCCATGCTGTGGATACCGGATATATCCCCATCGCACCACATTTGCTGTTCCCGCAGTTCTTGAACGATGCCGACCCGAACGAGCGCCAGCTTGGATTGTTCTTCGGTAACGCCCTGATGAGCAAATGCTCTGAGGTCTGGGTGTTCGGCAAGCGTATCTCTGCCGGGATGCAAGCTGAAATCAACCGAGCCAAGTGGAAGAACTACCGCTTGCGCTACTTCACTGAAGAATGTCAGGAGGTCTAAGACTATGTACGAAGTAAAAGAAAATTCAAGAATATTAAAAGACGGAACCGAAATCACGACCTATAGCAGAGATGTCGTCAGCTGCAACATTTTAGAGGTCGAGGCAGGTACCACTGGCTATTGTGGTGGTGACACCGGTCATGGTGGCCGCACCTATTTCCGTATTCAGGATGCAGCCTGCACGGACATGGAAATCCATAGCTATACCACTCGCTGCGGCAGTAACGGTTTTGAAGTCTGCCTCGGTGGTGACTGCGAGCTGGAGACCATGATTCGTGCCCTCAAGTTCATCACCAAGGTGCTGGAGGAAGAAGCCAAGGAGGTATTCGACTGATGTTTACTCTCTACAGCGCGGAGGTTACCGGCAATCCCGGTAACTGCTCCTATCCGCATAAACATGTCATCTTGGATGAGGCCAGTCTGAAGGCAGCTATCTGCCACGACTATGTCTGCGCCGAATACAAGAATAGCTATCGTAATGGCGAGAACTTCATCGGCAGCGACTGTTTGCCTGTGGACTGTGACAACGACCACTCCGAAAAGCCAGAGGATTGGGTCACTCCCGATGATGTCATGCAGGCTTTTCCCGGTGTGACCTTCGCAGTCCATTACAGCCGCTTCCACAATCGCGAGAAGAATGGCAAACCTGCAAGACCGAAGTTCCATGTCCTGTTCCCAATCGAGTATGTCACCGACGCTGCTCTCTACAGCGACATGAAGAAGCTGGTCAACTCCATCTTTCCCTATTTTGATACGCAGGCACTGGATGCTGCTCGTTTCTTCTTTGGCACCACTGCTGCCGAGGTCGCTCTGTATCCGGGCCGCATGAACCTGACAGAATATCTCGATGAGGACATCTTCGACGAGGATATGGCGCAGGGTCAGTATGACAGCTCTGTTATCCCGGAAGGCAGCCGTAACGCGACCATGTCCCGCTTCGCTGGTAAGGTCATCAAGAAATACGGTGACAGCGACAAAGCCTATCAGGCATTTCTGGAAGAAGCGGCAAAATGCGTCCCTCCGCTGGACAACTCCGAGCTGGCCACTATCTGGCACAGCGCTCAGCGTTTTTATGCAAGGCTCTCTCAGCAAGACGGTTATGTTGCACCGGAGGTCTATAACGACCCTTCCAGCTATAAACCGGGCGACTACTCCGATGTCGGACAGGCTGAGGTGCTGGCGAAGTACTTCTCCAACGAGCTTCGCTATTCTCCTGCCACCCACTTTATCCGCTACTCTGACCACTACTGGCAGGAATCAGAGCCAGGTGCTCAGGCCGTGGCTCATGAGCTTACCCGCAGACAGCTGAAGGAAGCAAATCGAGATCTCATGGAAGCACTGGATAAGATGAAGAATTGCGGTGCACAGAACATTCTGGAGGGAACCTCTAAGGCAAAGGCCGAACAGCTCATGAACGACGACCAGCTGCAGGCGTATCAGGAATTTCTGGCAGCCAAGGCATATCAGGCCTTCGCCATCAAGCGCCGTGACTCCAAGTACATCACATCTACTTTGAAGGAATCCCACCCGATGCTGGAGATTTCTCCTCGTGACTTGGATGCAGACTGCTTTGCCCTGTGTACGCCAGAAGCGACCTATGACCTGCGTAAGGGTATGGCCGGTGCCAGAGAACACTCGCCGGAGGACTTCATCACCAAAATTACCAGTGTATCTCCGAGCCAGAAGGGACAGCAGATTTGGCTGGACTGTCTCGATCTGATTTTCCAAGGTGACCAGTCCCTGATTGACTATGTGCAGATGATCTGCGGTCTGGCTGCTATCGGCAAGGTTTATGTGGAAGCACTGATTATTGCCTACGGCGATGGACGCAATGGTAAGTCTACCTTCTGGAATGCGGTCTCTCGTGTGCTGGGCCTTTACAGCGGCAACATCTCCGCGGATACGCTGACCGTCGGCTGCCGCAGAAACATCAAGCCGGAAATGGCCGAGGTCAAAGGCAAGCGACTTCTCATTGCTGCCGAGATGCAGGAAGGTGCAAGGCTTAATGACTCTACCGTCAAGCAGCTCTGCTCTACCGATGATGTCTTTGCAGAGAAGAAATATAAGGATCCATTTTCCTTCAAGCCTTGCCACACGCTGGTGCTGTATACCAACCATCTGCCTCGTGTCAGCGCATCCGATGATGGTATCTGGCGTCGCCTTATCGTTATCCCGTTCAATGCCAAAATTACTGGCAGCAGCGACATAAAGAATTATAGCGAGTACCTTTACGACAACGCTGGTGGCAGCATTTTGGCGTGGGTCATCGAAGGTGCCAAGAAGGTCATCGAGTCTGATTACCAGGTTCCCGTGCCGGATTGCGTGCAGAATGCCATAGATGAATACCGCAGCCAGAACGACTGGTTCGGCCACTTCCTTGCAGACAAATGTGAGGTCGACTCGTCCTATAAAGAAAGCTCCTCTTCTCTTTATCAGGCCTACCGCAACTATTCTCTGGACTGCAACGAGTATGTGCGCAGTACCGCTGACTTCTACTTTGCTCTGGAGAAGGCTGGCTTTGAGCGAATCAAGGTCCACAACAAGCGCTACTTTAAGGGCCTACGCCTGAGAGCAGAAAACGATGCTGAGGAAGATTTCCTGAACTGACAATACCGTAGGGGTAACCTCCATTAAGGTCATATACAAAAATTCTCTAAGGACTATAAAAATCTATTCTATAAAAAGTTCAGTAAATGACATAAAGGGAGGTTACCCACTCTACGAAAATTAACGCTGACGGAGGTAATCGATGTTAGAAAAAACAATAGAACGCAAGTTAACCGTGGCGGTCAAAAAGGCTGGAGGCATCGCTGTAAAATTCGTGTCTCCGAGTTTCGACGGAATGCCCGACCGTCTTATATTACTACCTGATGGCCTTATCGCTTTTGTGGAACTGAAGGCTCCCGGAAAGCGCCCACGCCCATTGCAGGAAGCACGACACCGGCTGCTTCGCTCCTTGGGCTTCAAGGTCTATGTGATAGATAAACCAGAACAGATTGGAGGGATGCTGGATGAACTTCAAGCCGCACGATTACCAGAGCTACGCAATTGAATATATCGAAAACCATCCTGTATCCGCAGTTCTCCTCGATATGGGTCTCGGCAAAACGGTCATCTCCCTGACTGCCATCGCAGATCTGCTGTTTGACAGTTTTCTGGCCCATCGTGTTTTGGTGGTCGCTCCGCTTCGTGTGGCCCGTGACACATGGCCCGCGGAGCTGAAGAAATGGCCCCACCTGAAGCAACTGACCTTCGCTGTCGCCGTGGGAACACCGGCAGAGAGAAAAGCTGCAGTGCTGGCCGGAGCCGATATCACCATTATCAACCGTGAAAATGTGCAGTGGCTGATTGAGGACAGCGGCCTTCCCTTTGACTTCGATACCGTGGTCATTGACGAGCTTTCCTCTTTCAAAAATCACCAGTCAAAGCGCTTCAAGGCCCTGCTGAAGGTCAGACCAAGAATCAAGCACATCATCGGTCTGACTGGTACGCCAAGTTCCAACGGCCTCATGGATTTATGGGCTGAGTTCCGACTGCTGGATATGGGCCAGCGCCTTGGCAGGTTTATCACGCAGTACCGAAATGCTTACTTCATGCCGGATAAGCGCAACGGGCAAATCATCTATTCCTACAAACCTCTGCCGTATGCAGAGGACGCCATCTATAAGCAGATTTCGGATATTACAATTTCCATGAAATCCACCGATCACCTGCAGATGCCGGAGCTGATTTCTTCCCAATATGAGGCCCAGCTATCCGAAGATGAGAAAACCCGCTACGAGCAGCTGAAAGCAGAACTTGTTCTGCACCTGTCTGACGAAGAAATCACTGCTGCCAATGCCGCCTCTCTCACCGGTAAACTGGTGCAGCTGGCCAACGGTGCTATTTACACCGACACCGGCGATGTTGTGGAGTTCCACGACCGCAAGCTGGACGCTTTAGAAGATTTGATTGAAGCAGCAAATGAAAAACCCGTGCTGGTGGCCTACTGGTTTAAGCACGACCTGCAGCGTATAAAAAAGCGCTTTGCTGTCCGGGAGCTGAAATCCAGCAAGGATATCGAGGACTGGAACAACGGTAAAATCCCGGTAGCAGTCATCCATCCCGCTTCTGCCGGTCACGGACTCAATCTTCAATCCGGTGGCTCCACGCTCATCTGGTTTGGGCTGACATGGTCCTTGGAATTGTACCAGCAGACCAACGCCCGACTCTGGAGACAAGGTCAGACCGACCGCACCGTGGTGATCCAGCACATCATCACCAAAGGCACCATCGACGAGCGCATCTTAAAGGCACTCTCCCTGAAAGAAGTCACACAAAACGCATTAATTGATGCGGTAAAAGCAAATCTATGACAATCTACGACAACATAGGTCAATCCGAGGGAATTTCATTATTCGGAGGTACGCTATGAATGCAAAAGAATATTTATCCCAGGCCCGTAACCTGGATCAGCGCATTATCACAAAAACCCAGATGATTGATTCCTTAAATGATCTGGCTACTCGCTGCACCGCTACTTATTCGGATATGCCTAAGAGCCCAAATCGTGGCAACTCCCGTCTGGAGGAATGTGTCATGAAGATCATCGACCTGGAGGAACAGATTACAGAAGATATGGAAAAGCTGGTGAATTTGAAGAAAGAAATCACTCATGCAATCCAGTCCGTTTCCAATCCTGAATATCAGGATCTTCTGGCAAAGCGCTACATCTGCTGTGAATCCTGGGAAAAGATCGCCGTGGATATGAACTACGAGCTTCGCTACATCCACAAGCTCCACAGCCGTGCTCTGCAGGAAGTAAAAGTTCCTGAGTCAAACGAAGATGGGCACGAAAAGACATAGAATGACACCATCAACTTCTGATAGTATTAGACTAGCAAAAAAGAAAATCACAGAAGCCTTGTAGGATCTATTTCCTGCAGGGCTTTTCTTATGCCACAAGGAGGTGAAACCGATGCCGAGAAAGCCGAAGCGTCCCTGTTCTTATCCAGGCTGTCCTAATCTCACGGACGGTCGCTTCTGTGAGGAGCATGCCAAGGAGGAAGCCAGGCGCTACGAACATTATGATAGAGACCCAGCCACCAAGCGTCGCTACGGTCGTGCCTGGAAGCGAATCCGTGACAGCTATGCCGCTGCCCATCCGCTTTGTGAAGAGTGCCTTGCGAAGGGTGTTTATACACCAACCGAGGAGATTCATCACATGCTTCCACTATCTCAGGGCGGAACCCATGACCGTGAGAACCTGAAAGCCTTGTGCAAGGCCTGCCATGCACGCATTCATGCAGAACGCGGTGACCGCTGGCACAACACATAAAGCAGATGCATTTTCTTTGTGCATCAGCCCCCAGGGGCGGTCTGAATCTCTACGGCGCGGCTGCCGTGGAACGGGCGTGGGGTCTCACGCACAAAAACGCGTTTTCAAACGGGGTAATAGGCCCCGGACAAGGAGGTGAATCATTTTGGCTAAGGACGGAACCAACCGTGGCGGCGCTCGTATCGGTGCCGGAGCCAAGAAAAAGCCCTTAGCTGACAAAATCACTGAGGGTAATCCGGGCAAGCGAAAGCTGACTGTCATCGAGTTTGAAGATCAAGCTGCAGATTTAGAAGGTCAGCAGATGCCCAAGCCATCCAAGCTCTTATCCGCCACACAGAAAGACGGTAAACCACTGGTGGCTGAAGAAGTATATAAGGCAACCTGGGAATGGCTGGCAGAGCGCAGGTGTGCATCGCTTGTTTCGCCCCAGCTTCTGGAACGCTATGCCATGAGTGTTGCCAGGTGGATTCAGTGTGAGGAAGCAATCACAGACTACGGGTTCCTCGCCAAGCACCCTACAACGGGAAATGCCATGCAATCTCCCTACGTAGCCATGAGCCAGAATTTTATGAGCCAGACAAACCGGCTCTGGATGGAAATCTATCAAATCGTAAAAGAAAATTGCGCGACGGAGTACAAGGGCGAAACGCCTATGGATGATGCGATGGAACGCCTGCTCCGTGCAAGGAAAGGAAACTGATATGGACTATCGTGAATTTATGAATCTGCTGAAAAGCTATCGAAAGCATCTGAGCTTTCAGCAGTTCAGCACACTTCGTGGTCAAGCTAAGGCCGGTGATATTGATGCCGCCTACAAGGGCCTACAGAAATTACTCAGGAGGAATGCACCATGCTAATTGAAAAGAAAAATGTCGCTGAACTACTTCCTGCTGATTACAATCCCCGTAAGGATTTAAGGCCCGGCGATCCCGAATATGAAAAGCTGAAACGCTCCATCGAGCAGTTCGGATATGTGGAGCCTGTCATCTGGAATGCCACTACTGGTCGCGTGGTTGGCGGGCATCAGCGCTTAAAGGTTCTTCAGGACATGGGCATGACGGAAGTTGACTGCGTCGTTGTTGAGCTTGATGAGGAACACGAAAAGGCACTGAACGTTGCACTCAACAAAATCAGTGGTGAATGGGATAACGACAAATTAGCACTGTTAATCACCGACCTGCAAGGTGCTGACTTCGATGTCTCTCTCACTGGTTTTGAACCTGCTGAGCTTGACGACCTGTTTAAGGAGGATGTGAAGGATGGCATCAAGGAAGATGATTTTGACGTCGATGCTGAGCTTGCAAAGCCTACCATAACTAGGTCCGGTGACCTCTGGTGCCTTGGCCCGCATCGACTTCTCTGTGGCGACAGCACAAAGCCTGAAAGCTATGAGCTTTTGATGGCTGGCAAGAAGGCAAACCTGGTGGTCACGGATCCACCTTACAATGTGAATTATGAAGGCTCCGCTGGTAAGATCCAGAATGACAATATGGATAATGACTCCTTCTATCAGTTCTTGCTGGATGCCTTCACCAATATGGAAGCAGTCATGGCCGATGACGCATCCATCTATGTGTTCCATGCAGATACAGAAGGCCTGAATTTTAGAAAAGCTTTCTCTGATGCAGGCTTCTATCTTTCCGGCTGTTGTATCTGGAAGAAGCCCTCCCTCGTGCTGGGCCGTTCACCATATCAATGGCAGCATGAGCCTTGCCTCTTTGGCTGGAAGAAAAATGGCAAGCATCAATGGTACTCCGGTCGCAAGGAAACCACGATATGGGAATTTGAAAAGCCTAAGAAAAATGCAGATCACCCAACCATGAAGCCGGTGGCATTGATTGCCTACCCGATCATGAATTCAAGTCTTACAAACTGCATCGTGCTTGATCCCTTCGGAGGCTCCGGCAGCACGCTGATTGCCTGCGAACAGACCGGTCGCATCTGCCACACAGTTGAATTAGATGAGAAATACGCAGACGTCATCGTGAAGCGCTACATCGAACAGGTAGGCACTTCCGATGGCATTTCTGTTATCCGCGACGGCCTGACCTACTCCTACGCGGAGATTGCAGGACAGCTGGAAGCAGACTCCTGATTGTCAGAACTACACAAGCTATGAGGCACATATTTGGTAGGTTTATTCCGAGAATCAATTTGCTATTATGTGCCTTCAGAGTGATATATGTAGTACCCCAAGGGGAACACATTTAGGAGGACTACACTATGGAAATCAGATTTAATGTAACAGGAACCCGCCGCAAGGAAATGGTCGGCATCATCTCAGAAGTCATCGGAATGAAGGCAGTTTACAAGTTCATGCCTACCTGCGCATTCGTCATCGACAACCTGACCATCAGCAAGGATGGCACCCTCATCGCGGACGACCGCACCGACAACGACACCATCCGCAAGGTGCTGGAAGCAGTTGAGGCTGCAGGCTTTAAGGCCGAGAGCATCCCGGAGGAACTTTTGACCGAGAAACCTGCTGAGGAGGCAGCACCAAAGGAAGAACTGGATGGCTTGGTAGTTTCCATGCCACTGGATGGCTTCACTGAGAGCGCCCTCGACAATCTCCGCAAGCTGGTGGACAGCAAGCATGGCCTCATCATGAAGGCGCTCGGCACCGACGATCTTCCTATCGAGGTGACCGAAGACCGCGTTTCCTTCCCTTGGTTCCATGAGACTCTCGACACGGATAGCACTCAGGCCTACATCCACTTCATCACCAGCCTTTGTGCGATGGCCAAGGAAGCCAAGCGTGTGACCGCCACCGAAAAGC